GCTCCATCGTTGTTGAAGTCTTTAAACTTCATGTTTGCTATTTTAAAAAAGCAGGTGTAATTTGTTAAAGCCGTTAATGACGACTTATTATAAATTGCTACCTGCTTTAACATATTTGTTGGCGCAGCTGACATTTATTATCTCCAAAAAAGTTAATTTTTGGTAATAAACGACGGCTTTCTGCAGATTAAAATTTAGCCCAAGACTTTCTTTTCATTTGCTCCACAGACAAACCGTCGTTATTACCGGTTTTCATTGGAGAGGACTTTATTTGGTCTAATGGCTCATTAGGCTGACGATAAGACTGCGCTTCCTCGTTCACACGCAAAGAATTAGCTAGTTTTGCCATTTCTCTTTGCGCCATAGATTTGCTTTTAGTTGATAAAAGATCAAGATAAGCAAGCTTTGATGGGTTTTTACCCAAATGATATAAAATATCAGCTACGTTATCGTGACCTTTGGTCAATAAAGCAACGTCAGGAAACTCGTGGATACTTAATCCACCTATCGTCTCATCGTAGTCGCCTTGTTCGGCATATTTTTCTCTTCCAGCATTTACCTTTGCGGTAAAATCATCAACGAAGGCTTTAGTTTCTCTTTCTTGTTGTGCTCTTTGCTGTTCTACGGTAACTCGCTGTGTTTCTTCCCGCAAAATACGACGGATTTCGTCTTCATTTGTGGGTTGCATCCCGCCTAGCTGGCCGGCAGACTGGGGGACTGATTCCCTTTTGCCTTTCTCGTAGGCTTCTTTGCGAACCGATCCTACCAATGCATTAACCTCAGACTGAGATAGCATTTTTTCAGTAGGTTGTTGTTCAACAGCACTAGAACTCTGGTCGATCAAATTTTCATCAGACATGTTTTTTCCTCTCTAACTATTACCGCGTTACCGTCAACCTGCTACGCACAGTGCGGCCATTTACCCCCATGGATGGGTATACCTACCAAGCTTGATAATAAATAATTATGAGGTGGGGGCTTTCCAGGTTGGATAGAAAGAGTCTTTAGTTCAATCTAGTTTCAACCTGGTTAAGCTTTAGCCAAATACCTATTTTTATTTTTATTATTCTTTAGGTAGTGGTCATTATATAGATCATGGATATAAAAAATGCAATTAAGGATAGGGTGCTATCGTACCTATTAAATGTAATCGTTAGTTATTTTTATTGGGTTAAAATATTCATCTGTGTAATAAAATTTGTATGGATTGGTAATAGACCAATCTGCAAATACTTTAACTGGGTCTGTTGGAAGGCTTACTTGGACGCGGACAAAACAACTATTTATCTTACGCTGCACAGCAGTATTCAATTTTTTTTTGCGCTCAAGGCGATATTCTTGCTGTAATAATTCTTTCTTAAGATCAAAAGACATAGGTTCTCCTTGGTTACAAGGAGAAAAATAGTACAGTTTTTAATAAAAACAAGGTTAGTCGGAAATATATTTTAAGAACGATAGGTTCTTTTCCTGTTTGTTATAATATTTCTCTATAATGTTTCTAAGCTCTTCTGAAGTATATTCATCTAACATGAGGTGACTAAAAGCAGTAGTTAGCTGATGTGTCCCAACCCTAGCAATCACTTCCAATGCATTCTGGACAACTTCAAGTTGCTTTTCGTTAATAGTCATGGTGTATTTTTTCATTGCTACTTAAGCTCATGTTATTGATTTTTAATCAAGATTATTTTTTTATCTATTATTAATTTTTCAAAATCTAGATGATGCATAAAAAAAGACAATGCAATAAATGAGCTATCATAGTTTTCAAAGAAGCATAGGTCATCGTCGACGTCAAAAACTGAATCATCTTCACCATCTGCCAATTCTATTTTATAGCAACTTTGGGAAATGTTTACAGAGTACAAATAGCCTTCGTCTAAGTAATTAGTAGCTGAAATTTTATAATACTCTGGAGATAAAAAAATGCTTTCTTGATTATCCATTATTCTCTACCATAAAAAATCATTTTTATTGTATGGCTTAGTCCACTCGATGAATTCAATAAGATCATTTTCAATTTTTTCAAACATTTCACGGTCTTTATCTTCTACAAGCCCAAGGTTATCAAAACGCTGGATGGCATAAAGGATAAAATCAGCCTCACTGCGACGTAACAAAAAGTCTTCAGCTCTGTCATTGTTAATGATAACCATATTTTATTATCCAATATTTTTTCATACCGCATTTATAGCAATTCATGGTTTTATTTACTTTTTCTAAGTATCGCATATTACTATCAATAAATAAATTTTTGATAAGGTAAGATTCGAACTTACGAAGCCACAAGGACAGCAGATTTACAGTCTGCTTGATTTAACCACTTTCATACTTATCCATAAAAACACCATGGCAGCTTGCGAATTCTGCGATCACCAGCGTCACACTTTCGAGATAGCCAGTATTATCGAGGGTAAGATCAATTCCTCATGCATCTTAACTACATGGTGCGCAGTGGTAAGGTGACCAACCCTTACGTCCTTGCCTCGTCTTCTGAGTTACACTGCACACCAATAATAGCATTTACGATTAAATTATCAATTATTTTTTATTTACCGTCAGGATTACTCATTTTATGTACTGCCAATGCATGCTCTCTGATGTGTTTATGGCTAATGTCCATTTCTTTAATTGCCAAATCAGCAGCAGCGCGTGCTTTCTCAGCAGAAGCCTTATCCATAGTCACAGCAGCTTGTAGCTGTGCGTTTTGAATATCATGTAACATTTTTGCACGCTCATCATCTGCTTTTTGCTTGTCTATTGCCAGCTCTGCTGTTTTTATAGAATTTTCAAACTGATTTTGTTGAGATTCAAGCATAAGTTTTTGCTGATCATTTTTAGCTTTCATTACATTTGGATTAAGCTGCATAGCCATTTGTTGTGACTGAGCTTGCTGTTGTTGTCTTTGCTTAGACCATTCATTAAATACTTCTTTAACTTTATCAATATTCCTTATTTCCAAGTTATCAAGTATGTATGGTCCCATTTGAGGTGAACTAAAGAATGCTTGGAACTCTGGGTTTGCATGAGATAACGAATTTATTTGTTGCAGCGTCTTTGTTTTTTGTACAGCAAAATTAAGTCCTGCTTCTACTTCAACGTTTATCTCATAATCTGAATAGTCTAATTTTATACCAGAATTCCCGTTAACATTGATGTCAATTTTTTGACCTTTATGGTCTATGGTCGACATCATACGTTCGTCAGTAACACATCGTGGCAATAACTCAACGTACAGTTGTCCTATTTGTGTTAATGATTGCATGTAATTTATAACCCAAGGCATAGCTGCACCGTTAGATTGTGTGGCGCCTTCAGTAATCGCTATACCAGATAACTGGTTATCGTTTATTCCTAACGAAGCATCATATGAACCTAACACAACCTGAAGGATACTAGGAGCCATGGATATCGTCTGTAAAACTTCTGAAGGGGGTGAAGATGCAGTAATGTGAATAGGAGGCTGTATTTGTCTTGATGGATTAGATTTATCTATGTCTTGATAAACTTTGATACCTGGCAATTGGAGATCACGCCAACCTTGTATGTAATCTGTCTGGTCAGGAATAGCAGAAATAGGCATCAATACTTGAGGGCCACCTAGGCTTTCGAAATAATTCGTTAAGTTCTGTATTGCGACGTTGTATAATTTCTGAAGACCAACTGCATTTTTAATATACGATCTTGTGACTTGCCGCGTGTTTCCAGCATTACCTGGCTGCAAAACAACTGAATTACCATCCATAAATACTAGCGGCAGGCCAGGGTAATATGTCTCTTTGTAATCTAACACCTGGTTCTCTATGAATCGGTAACGAACAATATTGTAAACCTCTGTCCATCTTTCGTTAATGATGGCTGGAGGCGCTGAAACATCTCCCCATTCTTCTAGTAATTTTTCGTAGTCTTCTTTTTTTATTGCTTTATTCATCCCAACTACTTGATAAATCTTTATTCTTTTTTTCTTTTTCTCGAACAAATCACACACAAGAATAATTTCTTCATCCTGATTGCAATATGACCAAGCAAAATCACCAAGGTTTCCGTTAAATTGTATACCGTCAAGTTTCATTCCAAATTTACGTTCAAATTCATCTTTACGCATGGGGTACAACTCAAAACAATAATTACCGTCTCCTTTATGAGGGTCTCTAGCTAATGGGTCAAATCCACATAACGTGGGGTCAAACGCTTTACCTATCTGAATATCTTGCTGCCAAGACATTGGGTGGGAATATTTTGTCGATATACGGGCGACACTGAAACCGTTCATACAATCTCTGTATGTTTGGTACTCAAACCCTTTTGAGTTAGCTTGTGACAAGGCATATCGCAAGCTGCCACCAAGAAACTCTAATTGATCTGGTGTGGCAGATGAATCATGAGATTTTCCTACGTTAATAGAAGGCATATTTTTGGCAAATTCACTTACTTGACGTGATAAGAATGGTTCAACAATATTGATCTCTATCTTAGGTTTTTGTTGAAGCTCTAATGCCATATCATCATCTGGAGACATAGTTGTGCAGAACACAAATTCTTTTGATAAATTGAAAGACTTGTAATTTTCTTTGAAATAATCGTGAGAACTATGCACCATTTTCTTTAACTCAGGAAGCCTATCCTGGTGTTCTTTTGCTATTGCCATATTTTTGACTGCCTTATTTTTGATAGGTTTCTGGTGACGGAAGTAATAATTCTTGCTTTCTCATCTTCGTCGTAATTTTTGGGTACTATTGCCGACACTGGCATTGCAAAAGTTAAAGCCATAGCATCTCCTTCATCAGGTGAACGCAAGCCACGACTTCTCATGTCTTCTTTCCTTTCTAACAGTATCTGTGATACTGATGTATATTTATAAGTCAACCCACATAAATCTGATTGTAGAGAATCGTTATCTGGAATGCTTACTAATGATTCATACAACCATTCCCTCATTTCACCCCAACATTCGGCACGTTTATTTTTGTATTTGTTTTGATTAAGAGCATTGCTCCCTGCATTAACAAGCGTAAGTATTTGAACGTAAGAATTATCTATTTCAATAAGTATGTCGTATATTGCACATCCAAGATTGCACGCATCCATAAACACTTTGGCTGGTTTATCTTCTTGTATGATCATGTGCATTATTCCTGCAAGCTCAGTAGCACTCTTTTTTATGTGGGACTTCACCTGAATAACTGCTCTACCTTTTCGCCAGCATATTGATGATCTATCATTTCCAAATCTTGCAGGGTCGAAACCAATAACAAGCGGACCTACAGGCTCAACATCTTTGCGTTTACGAGCATAGGTAACCATATCAGCACCGATGAATGAGTCATCACCAGAGTATTGGAATGCTTCAGCAGCAGTTGAAGGGTACTCTTCTTTGAATTTAACTTCTCCGTTAGCACCACCATCACGAAGCTTTGCTATCTTTAGCCTTCTGAACATTATTTGTTCGTCAGATAGCTGGTAAATATTTTTTAGGTCTTTTTCTTCTGGCAATAGGCTAAAGTCTTCTGGGACTGGTTCAATATAGGTTTGGTCCCAAAACCACGGTATAAACACAGGAATGAAATCTGACATACCTGCTTCAGCTAATTGCCATTGCTGGTGAAAGTAATTGCCAACACCTTTTGCCGTAGATTCTAAATAAACTTCTGTACCTGAAACATTTGGGACAGCTTCCATAAGGCCTGCTGCAATCTCACCACCATTTTTCCACATAGCAACTTCAGAGCAGTGAAGAAACTGAATGGTTGCAGAGCGACCAGTATTTTTATTTCCAGCTGTACCAAGTTTATATCCAGAATCTAACGCTGAAAATGACATTTCTTTTGCATTTGATTTTGCAATAGCTGGTCTAAGCTCGGGTATAGAATTCTCATGGAATCTTTTTGCCATTTTGAAAAGGTTATCAGTAGCTCCTGACTCATGTGTCATGATAAAGCCTTGGTAACCTTTATTATGTGTAATTGTGTGATAAGCAAAACCCTGGATCTCTGTTGACAATCCAAGTTGCCTGGCTTTGAGGATGATGATCCTCACCTTACCTGTAAGTATTTTTTGCTTATTTCTAATCTCTAGCAAATATTTCTGAGACTTGTTAAGAATAAACGGAACAACACCGCCTTCCTTAACTCGTATCTTTAGATTATTCCTTGCATAGAACTCGAAATCATCTTTCAGGCGTTGCCTTAGACGAAGTTGTTTATCATCCATGTTAGCTAAGCTTATCTAGCCATTCATCCGAACTAGCAGAATCAGACTGAACCTGAGCAGGTTTTTTATCAAATCTGTTATTTAATTGGACTTCGTACATTCTTGGATTAATGTCATTATTGACAATAGATTTACGACCTTTAGCTAACCACCATCCTCTTGATAAATCGTTTACAGACTCTAATGCTTCTCTGAAATCGGGGTGTTCTCTTTTCCACACATAGAAAGTTTTCAGTTGAATGCCATGCACATGTGCAAAGAATAACCTAATTTCTTCATTTGAATATCCTGCAGATGCAAGGTCTAAAACTTCAATGCAATATTTAGGGTTATATGGGACTTTATCATGCGTTGTCCAAGCGATCTTTGGTACATCCTCAAATAAATCTAATAGATCATTAGGGTGCTGCTTCATGTGCATTGTTAGAGATCTCCTGCTTTTTATTTTTCTTTTTAAGGATTTCAATTTCTACTTGGTCTTCGTCATTAGACTCAACCCTACCGATACCGTTGCATTTAACACAGTTCCTAATGAAGCCGCCTAATACAACATGTGACTTTGTGCCACGACAAGCATCACAAATAACCATCATTTAACTATTCTCCAGGTCTGAATTAAATTGACGCAAGTCTTGATCTGATTCACGTGATTTTTTATTATTCTTATTAATGCAATGCGCACATTCTTGTCTAACAAGTAAAAATATTGATACTACAAACAAAAGAGTACTAAATATACAAAACAACATAATTATCCCTCATTAATACAATCCATTTAAATAAGAAAACAGATAAGAAAACAGATCAGAACCGCAATGATTATGGCCAGAAACAAATTAACTTCGATATTAACTTCTATTCTTTCGTGTTTTTTGTGCAACTTATTCACCTACCCAAAATTTGCGAACCAATGCGCTTAAGAACAAAACAGTAGTATCTGCTCCACCTCCAGATAAAGGAGAAAGAATAGTTTTATATTCATCAACAGAGATAGTTCCATCACTCATGGAATGGACCAAATTAAAGATAACCACGATGATAGAAACTATTAACCCGATAACCATTGCCCAAAGAGCTTTATCTTTTAAAACAGCTTTAATGTCCATTATTTGCCCACCTATAATATTGGTGAGCAGTATAGGACATTTTTTGTCACTTTTCTCAGTTAATAAGACTAAGCGCCATCCATGGCTAATTGTTCATACAGTTATTACTTTGCAGGAGGGATTTTTTCGCCAACAAGGTAAACACAATTATCCGCTATGCTTTGAACCAACTCTAAAGATGCAATAACTTCTTCTGCTTTTTTTATAGCCTCTTCTTCTGTGCTATAGATATCTTCTGTTTTTTCACTAGGCAGATCAGCACCATTTTCTAAGTATTTTATGGAAAAAACCAGTTTGTACTTTCCATTTAATGCAGGGTCTTCACTTTCAATCTTTTCCGCGCGTGGCAAAACGTTTAAGGCAAAAGCGAATTTAAACATTTTATAAATTCTAAAGACCCACTCTTTATGAAGATTTAAAAGATGTGCTATAGTTTTGATGTCAGCTTCTACTGCATCCAATCTAGAATCTACTTTGGATACAGGTTTTTTCTTTACTGCAACTACTTTTTTCTTTACTGCAACGACTTTCTTTTTTACAGGCATGGTTAGCTCCTTAGCTACAAAATGGATAAATTTTTTCATTGAATGTTTTTTTGTAAGCTACATATCTTTCAACCTCCTGATAGGCTTTATCAGCAGAATCGAACCATTCTGCTTTATACCCATTGCTACGTGCTGTTTCTATAAAATCTAATTGTTCTGGGGAAGGTTTTTTACCAGGGGCTTTCATTTCTATATAGAAACCATGGAAGCCACCACTAGCAACTTGAAGGAATAGATCACTGACGCCTCGGCGCATGCCCATTTGGCGCTCTATATAGCCATTGTATTTACCGCGTTTACCGCCGTTTGGGATAGAGTGGATAGGTAGCCCAGCACGAACGCACCTAGAGACCAGATCTTTTTGTTCTATTTGCTCTGGGTAAGTGCGTTTCTTTTTAACCTTAATAGATTCTGCTATTTTCTGATAAGACAAAGCATCAGGAGCAAAATCCTTTAAATCACCGCTTACTAATCGACAGTATATTTCTTGTTCTGTTTTCATTTACCATATATAGGAAACAGTTATATACAAATCAAGAAATTAAGCAACTAAATTTTGAGCCGCTGCATTAGGCATCGGGTACATATTATCATTGAACTCAACCTGCATGGTATCAAACAAGAAAGACAAGCTTTTACCGTATGACAAGTAAACTGTAGCCTCGCTACCATAATCTATCATTATATCTACAATATTCTTCCCGGTAAGCAGCATGGGGTCATATTCGTTTATAAAAGATATGTTTGTAAATATCCAAATTATACCGATCGTTTCTATTACCAAGTCATCATTATCAAGATAAGAATCAATAATATTCATTACGCCTCCAACCATTGCTTACAATTAGCTCATTATAGACTAATCATTTACACAAATGCTAACCGGTTTGCTGTAAAAAACATGGTTATTTTCACAGCTTACATAAAACCTGGTGGATAAATCTAAAGCATCATCCCTACCCCTAGAATTTATAATACCTTTTTTCATGATAGATGAATCGGCTATGCAAAAAGGACAGATCTGCGGCATGTAATGTAAATTAGTCATTATTTAACTCCAACTAAAAATGGAACATCTCCGTTTACCACACAATCAAATACGTAGTCATCTACTAAAAAAGAAGCTACTGAATCAATTGGGCAGTTTGTTGTGTAATGCATAAAGTCTTTGAACTGTCCGTCGTCTAGGGATGCCAGGTTAATCATGGTTACTATTCCTTGTGGTTATTTAACTAGGCCAATTGTAATTAAATGAATTGGCGATGTCAATGATTATTTTAATTTAATTAAATGTTGTGTATTAGATGTGATTTTAGTAGTAAACCAAGTATTATATATATAGTTTACTAACAGTCAATTTTTGATCAAATTTAAAATATAGAAAAACTAAATAACTAGTTTTATTTATCTGATAAGATTTTGGTTGATTGTATTAATAAACATGGCCCCTAGCATAACCACTGAGGCCATATTACATGGAGAATAAATGTTAATTACATGAAATTTTAACTATCTCGAATAGTGCCGGGTTATCTAACCCTGACAAATTCACTGATAGATATTTCTTGGTTGATCCATGTTCTAAACTTGTATGCGTCCAACTGTTTATATAAGGTTTTGAAAATAGAATTGCATCTGAATAGATATCATTCAATGGCACAAGTTCATAATAAGAACCGTAATCTTCTCCAAGAGAGATATTTACTTCATCTTCATCATCAAGCAAAAATGTTAACTCATTCAAGCTTCTGACAACATTAACTATTTTAGGGTATTTTTTCACTATATTTCCTATAAGCAAATTAATTTTCCCTTCTGGCATTGTACCTACCAGAAAAACATTTTGGTCTTTATCATTTATTAATTCAAATTTTTGGTTAAAAATAAACCTTTTGCTAAAAATTACTTTTTCCAAGTCATCTAAAAAATCAATTTTATAACCTTCCGGTATTTTTGGCATTGGTAATTTAAGAACACAATTACATTTACATGGAGCAGTAGAATATATTTTAACAGGAGCAAGAAGATTATTGACTGATTTATTGTATACAACATCTCCAATAATTCTATTCTTTGAATCATCACGTATCAATAAAAACTTTTTTCCCAAGCTTAACATTAAAAAACTGTTCATATAAAATTTGCCATTTACAATAATTTCTTCCCAATTAGGAAACAAATCAATAGGCAAATCTCCTGGTAAGTCGTAAAATTCTATTAATCTATTATTTCCTTTTGAGCCAAAAGCTTCAATAGCAAAATGATTGCTAATAAGTTTCTTAACGCCGACAATAATTTCTTTTCTGCTTTCTTCAGGAATTATAGTTATCTCGCCAGATTTAGAAATAGTAAAATTTTTTAGTGTGTAATAACCAGTTATAAGTTTTTCATTAAAATAGAATTTATTATTATGTAATAAATAGTTTGAATTTAATGGTTGCCCTAACAATTGATCAATAATATATTTATCAGTGTATAAATAAAGCAATTTGTAAGGGAAAGGACCTATTTTTACAGTATTTAATTTATCTCCAGCCAAGATTATGAAATTATCATTTAAAACAACATTAATAATTTTTTCCATACATATTACCTCCATGGTTAATATTTTTTATCAAGAGGCGCAAAAGTAATTACAAAATTACTGAAATATCTAGAATTGTTAATTGTAATTTTATGTTTGCCTACAAATAATGGATTATACAGTAATCTAGGGAAAGTACACCTATAACCAGTCCTATGCTTCTCTTTATGCAAAGGAAACCAAGCACTTCCTTCACTAATGGGTTCAAAATGATAACAAAATAATACCGACATACATCCTGTGGAAATATCGTACCTTAGCGATACAGTATTCCTGTCACCTATTTTTCTAGAAAGCTCCGCATTAAAATAAATTTTTCTGTTATCAGTTATAGTAACAAATAAAGTCATTATCAATATTCCTCAACGTTAATAAGATCCGTCCTAACATAATCGAAAATGGGCCATCCTTTTTCTCGAGCGATATAATACAAGGTAACAGTTTGATAATCTGGGGTGTAGTAATCAAAACGATTTTTCGCTTCTTTTTCAAAATATCTTTTAATAATCAATTCTCTATTCATATGGGCATATATAGCGCAAGTAAAATAATAATACAAATAGTTTACGGTAAATATTTTGTGAGATATAATCTAAAAAAATAAAGGCAAAGGCTTACAAAATACATAGGATTTATAATGCGTTCTTAATATTACCCACCCGTCTACTCGTAACAGAGTAACAGGCCCCTCCCCTCAAAAGGGAGAGGGTGCCTGTTTACTACATTTATTTATGTTTACATAACAGTTTTACTGGGATCACTTATTGCCCATGCCATGGATCACTTATTCTGCATTATTACCATAGTGATGGATCACTTATTTATTTGTAAGTGGAGGAAATAGATCGTATTAGTGACGTGAGGGCATGAAATATCTAGTTACAGATAAGAATTAATTACGGTAATGGTGTTTTTTGAATAAGCATTGATTGCTGTAACTTAGGAAGGCTATAGCGGAGACATATTACTTTATGGACTCTAGCAGCTTTAACTGGCGCATGTACTCACTAAGAGACTTAGATGGGTCTAAGCGGTGCATTTCCATCGCTTTAATCACCATATCCTTAGCGTTATCTGCGTTGCTAGGTGCAGGATCAACCATAACACGCTTCAAAACATCCTTCAGAAAAAATGGTCTTCCAGATTGAGCGTCACTAATATTTATCTCGTATGACCTAGGAACAATATCTACAGGCGCAGCGATTGATTTAGGCTTGCTTAATGCTACTGCTACTCTAGTCATAATACTATTTGGCTTATATGCAGCCTTTTGGTTGGTAGAAGATTCAGGGAAAACCTTATTCTTATACTCTTTCATAGCTTGGATCTTTTGAAGATCAATCCCAAGATCAATAAAAAACTGTGCGGTAAATTGACGAATTGAAGGTAGCTGCAATCCACTTTTAGGCATCTGACGCTTTACCAACAGATATCCACACTTAACAAGATCAGAAATAGCACGCTTGCAGCGAATAAAGCTGATAGAAAGCTTATTAGCTATATACCTTAAATCTACATATCTGAACCTATCTCCGCCTATAGGTACCACTATATTAAATGTAGCCATATCCATATAATGAAGAAGCAACTGGCTAATGGAAACGATTGCTTCTCTTCTCTCGCTGCGCTTTAGGCGGTTAGTCTCATCAGAAAAATTAAACTTTAGCTTAGATTTCTTGTAGCTATCGTAAGCATGACAAAGTGAAGACTTTGCTTGTTCTATAAGATTAGGCCTAGATTTATGATGCACAGGAGGATGAAAATGACGTAGGACACCCGGTTTGTGCCCACATTTATTTCCATTTACTACGTCATCTAGCATCTAGTTCTACTTTTGGTTATTGGATTCAAGCATATACACCATTTCCATATTTTTCAACCCTTTCGCCAACCCACTTTACGTCCGCGCTTATTTTTAGGATTAGCCCTCCGCGTGGCACGGATTATCTCGTTAAATTGTTTTGGGGGGATGCCAATTGATGCGCAAAATGATTTTAGACTTGACGTTGTTTGCCTATTAGGCACCACCCCCCTTTCTCTGTAAAGATAAAGAGCATTGACAGAGCAATTAAGTTTTTTTGCTATCTGGACATAAGTATAACGTTGCTCAACATGTAAATACCTAAGCAGCTCAGGTAAATCGTTCATTTTTAACCCCATATATTCTATATATTTAGGCTATTATATATAAATAGTATGCTTATAACAAACAATTTATTTAAAACTATTGTTGACATTAACAATCTATTTAATTATCATTAGCATGCATCATGTGTTTATGCATGTTGTTACTGAAAGGAGTAAATTGTGGATAAAGTAATCATTAATGAGCTTGTTGACTACAGGGTAGAAAACAACAAAGAAGCTCTAGTTTTTAAAGACTTGAAAACATCAAGCAAGCTAAGAATCGCAGCTGAAGTAGTAAAATCAGATTATGGCCAAGATGTACTCGCCGAAATTCTATCATGTAACAACAACATAAAAGATTGCATAATACAAGGAATGACTAGCCAAGGAGGTTTTGAAGTTTCAAACATTGGCTACCAAATTTTATATTCTATACTTGATTACATAGAACATTACGTTAATGAAAAAATAGAATTTTTGAGACAAGATGCAGAAAACGAGTTTAATGAACTAATATTAGCGAGGGAATGCGCATGATTAAAGGGGAAAGCGCCGTACATTTAGCAGAGTGTGCTAAAAATCTAGGATTAAAATATACGGCTTCTAAAATAGAGTCAGAAGGGTTTGTAAAGCAAGAATGGGTAACATGGATGGTAAGGTGGGCGAAAGCAGAAAAGAAACAAAATCTTCTTGATAAAATTCATCATATATCAACAATTGGCAGCAGGGGATAACAATGTCAACAGCAACTTCAGTTCTTGTATTAGGCCAACCTGGAACAGGAAAAACAACTTCACTTTCAATGCTTGACCCAAAAGAAACAGCAATCATTAATGTCATTGGAAAAACTTTACCATTTCGCAGTGGTGCAAAAAATTATGTTAAGCTTTCAAGCAAGGACTTAACAGGTAATTATATCTGCAGTGATGACTATGCGCTAATAACTCAAGTCATCACTCATATCAATGATAAACGTCCTGATATTAAAAATATCGTAATTGATGATTTCCAATACATAATGGGAAATGAGTTCCTTAGCCGTTGCCTAGAAAAAGGATACGAAAAGTTTGCACAAATAGGCAATCATGCATTTAAAGTTATTGACCTTATGCGTAAATGCCGTGGAGATATAGTATTTTTCGCGCTGTGGCATACACAAGAAGAAAACGGTGTGCATAAAGCAAAAACTTGCGGCAAAATGTTAGACGATACAATATCATTAGATGGCGTGTTTGATATCATACTGCATGCAGTTGTAAATCAAGGAACGTACAGCTTCTTGACACAGCATAACGGAACTCACGTTGCCAGGTCTTGGAGCGGTTTATTCGAGACAACAAAAATAGACAACAATTTGTCTTTTGTTAGAAAAAAGATTAATGAATATTTATTAGGTGAATAATATGACAGAAGAAATTGAAAGATTAAAATGTAATATAAACCAGATTTTGAAACAAATTATACAATTAAAAACAGATACCAATAAATATGATTGGATGAAAGATTGCGGATATGGACTTTGTGAATTTAGAATTAGATTTGGAATTGGTAATAGTATTTCAATTTCTGGCGGCCAAATCATTAACAATGATCAATTTTTTTTGATTCGCAAAAGTGTTGGCGGATGCTCAGGATCTTCACATGAATCAAAAGTCGATCACTATATGTGCGATAAAAAGAAGCTAATTAAATGCATTGAATCAAAAAAATTTAAGAAACTTGCAAGGAAAAAATAAATGATTAAGAAACTAAAGAAACTAGAGTGCCAGATTTATCACTATAAAGAATCAAAATTAATATTCGGTCCTCATGAAAACATCAGGGGCGACGTGACCTACATCATTGG